GGTTCTATCAACGGCGAAGCTACTGCCGCTGGTATTTCCATGTCGTTGGGAGCAATCATTAAGCGCCACAAGCGTACTTTGATTAACTTCCAAGAGTCGTTCCTAGTCCCAATGATCGAAAAGACTGCGTGGCGTTATATGCAGTTTGAGCCAGAGCTTTATCCGGTAGCTGACTACAAGTTTGATATTACCTCCTCGCTCGGCATTATCGCCCGTGAGTATGAGGTAACTCAGCTCGTTCAGCTCCTCCAGACTATGCCGCAGACCTCTCCGGCGTATATGGCTCTGATTGAAGCTGCGATTGATAGTATGAATCTATCAAACCGCGAAGAATTGATAAAGATGTTAAAAGCATCCGGTCAGGTCTCTCCTGAACAGCAGGCAGCACAAGAAGCAGCTCAGAAGCTGCAGAGTGACTTCCAGCAGTCTCAGACAAACGCTCTTAACGGGCAGGCAGCGGAATCTCAGGCGAGAGCATTGAAGATGACTGCCGAGACAAAGGCTATCCCTGTTGAGCTTGAGACAGATCAGATTAAGGCCATTACGAGCAACCTATCAGTAGGCACCGCAGACGACAAAGAGTTTGAGCGCAGGCTGAAGGTTGCTGACAGAGTAATGAACGAGAAGAAAGTGAACCTGTCAATCGCGAAGGAGTTGCTGTGATTACCCAACAAGACTTACAGGCGGTTGTATCTCAAGTAAACGGGATACTCCAGAACCTAGAGAAGCGAATCAAAGCACTGGAAGTGGCTGAAGAAAAGCCTAAGCAAGATCCCAAGCAAGGTAAGTCCAAGTGACAGACGAAGAATACTACAACATCATGGACGATATGTTTGCGTCAGATGGATGGAAGCAATTGATGGAAGAGCTGGCTGAGAACGCCAGTAACATAAATTCTGTTGAGGCAACGAAAGATGAGAATGACCTGTTCTTCCGCAAAGGGCAGCTAAACAGTCTTGCTTTCATCCTCAATTTGGAATCTACCCTTGACCATAACAGGAAAGAGGCAAGCAATGAGAGTCTTTGATTATCAATGTAAGAACGCTCATGTATTTGAGTGTTTTGTCAGAGATGATTCAGAGCAGCATTGCCCTCACTGTAATGAGATTGGTAGTCGGATGGTCTCTGCCCCACGAGCATACCTAGATCCTACGTCTGGAGATTTTCCAGGCGCTATGAATCGGTGGTTAAACTCGCGTGACAAGCAGATCGCAAAAGAACTTAAAGCTAACCAAGATTAGTCCGAAGCACTGGTGCGAAACAGTGTAACGGGTAGCTAAATTGGCCTATGAGGTTTGATAATGGCAGAACTAATAGATAGCGTTGAACAAAATGAAGAAGATTTCTCCGTACTCGATGAATCCAACGACCAAGAAGTTATGGAGGAAGAGAGACAATCGGAAGTTCCCGACAAGTACCGAAACAAGTCTATTCAAGACCTGGTAAAGATGCACCAAGAAGCTGAATCCCGCATCGGTCAGCAAGGGTCAGAGGTAGGCGAGTTACGCAAAGTCGTAGACCAATTCATTCTCACGCGATCTGAGGAAAAAAAGCAGGAACCCGAAGAGGAAGTTGACTTCTTCTCCGACCCTGATAAGGCTGTTGATAAGAGGATTAGCTCCCACCCTGCAATCAAGCAGGCGCAAGAGTACGTTACTCGTTCACAGCACGAACAGGCTAAGAGTGCGCTAATGTCAAAGCACCCTGATGCCGCCACAATTGCTGGAGACCCTGCATTTGCAGAGTGGATTCAGTCAAGTAAGTGGCGTAAAGAGTTGTATTCAAGAGCAGACAGTCAGTTTGATACTGATGCCGCAGACGAGTTGTTCTCCCAATGGAAATCAACTAAGAGCGCGTCAGCAAGTTTACTGGATGCGGAGAAGTCAGCTCGTAAGGATACTTTGAAGAAGGCGTCAACGGGGTCAGCGAAAGGAAGCTCTGAGCCGAAAGGCAAGACTTTCTACCGCAGACGGGACATTATTGAACTCATGCAAACCAATCCAGAACGCTATCATGCGATGGAGCCTGAAATAAGACAGGCTTACGCAGAAGGTAGGGTTCGCTAAATAGAGGCTACACATCATGGCTAGCGAAACATCAGGCGCGTTCTTTACCGCGAACGCAGTAGTAGATAAGACAGCAGCAGACAAGTTCATTCCGGAAATCTGGTCTGACGAGGTTATTGCTGCGTATCAGAAATCCCTCAAGATGGCACCCCTTGTCAAGAAGATGAACTTCAAAGGCAAGAAGGGCGATGTTCTCCATCTTCCTAAGCCTACTCGTGGCGCTGCTGCGGCTAAGGCAGAAGCAACTGCGGTAACGATTCAAGCGAACCTTGAGTCTGAAACCACTCTGACGATTAACCGTCACTTTGAATACTCTCGCTTGATCGAGGATATTGTTAGTGTTCAGGCTCTGTCGTCTTTGCGCCAGTTCTACACCGAAGATGCTGGTTACGCACTTGGTCGTCAGATCGACAACGACCTGTTCCGCGTAGGTACAGGCTTTGGTAACGGCACCCTTGACCTCACTGTTGCTGTTTCAGGCACAGCGGTTGGCACTCCTTGGGTGAACACGAACACTCGATACATCGACGCATCTACAGGTCTGACTGCTTATGCAACAGACCAGGTTGTGTCTGGTGACGTGTTCACTGACGCAGGCTTCCGCGCTTTAGTTAAGGCGATGGACGATGCTGATGTGCCTATGTCTGATCGAAACTTCGTAATCCCTCCAGCCCTTCGCTCTGCAATGATGGGCATTGACCGCTACGTGTCTAGCGACTTCCGTGACGAGCGTTCTGTTCGTTCCGGCTTGATTGGTAGCGTGTACGGCATTGACATTTATGTCTCTTCTAACTGCCCGCTGATCGAGGACGCAACGTCCAACTCCACTGGTACTGTTGACCTGCGCGGTGCGTTCCTGTTCCACAAGGATGCAATTATCCTTGGTGAGCAGATGAGCGTTCGTTCACAGACTCAGTACAAGCAAGAGTACCTGTCTACTCTGTACACAGCCGACACGCTTTACGGTGTTCAGGCTCACCGTCCAGAAGCAGGCTTCGTGCTTGTTGTTCCTGATGCCTAAGTAAGAGACGGGGAGGTGTAACAGCCTCCCCTGTTTTACTACCATTAATTTATAGGGTATCCAGATGAGCGCATATACAAAGACCACAAACTTTACTGCAAAAGACGCCCTAATCTCTGGAAATCCATCCAAGATTGTTAAAGGCTCCGAGCTTGATGATGAGTTCACGGCGATTGAAACTGCTGTCAACTCTAAGTCAGACAAAGCCTCACCCACGTTTACAGGGACAGCCACCATCCCTACGGCAGTAATCACCAACCTCACATTTGGCGGCACAGCAATAACATCCACAGCGGCAGAGCTTAATGTCCTCGATGGCATAACCTCCACTGTCACAGAATTGAACTACACTGATGGCGTTACTAGCGCAATCCAGACACAGCTAGACCTAAAAGCCCCCCTCACGAATGCAGTCCTTGTTACTCCAAATCTAGGCACCCCATCAGCAGGCGTATTAACTAACGCCACAGGCTTGCCTATTGTTGCAGGCACCACTGGGACGCTCTCTACTGCCCGTGGCGGCACTGGAGTTACTACTGCTAGTAACGGTCAGCTTCTTATCGGAAATGGCTCAGGCTTCACCGCAGCCACCTTAACGGCAGGCACAGGGGTTACATTAACCAATGGAGCGGGAAGTATTCAGGTTGCCTTCTCCGGCCCTGGTGCTGGCGATGCCTTAACAACGAATCCCCTATCTCAGTTTGCAGCAACCACATCATCTCAACTAGCTGGCGTTATCTCTGACGAGACAGGCTCAGGGGCTTTGGTATTCGCAACAAGCCCTACCCTAGTTACTCCCATACTGGGAACTCCGGCCTCTGCAACTTTAACTAATGCAACAGGACTTCCTGCTGCTGGAGTGGTTGGCACTGCTGCAATCCTCGGCGCTAACACGTTCACGGGTACGCAGAACCTTGCAGACAATATCCTGCAACGAGCTAATCTCCTAGACTACGGCGAAGTCACCAACGCTATCGGCTCAACTGGTGGCGGGACTCAGGACATAGACTTAACTCTTGGTAATGTCGTCACCCTCACGGTGGACACCTCTGCCAACACTTTTACTTTCTCAAATCCAACAGCTTCTGATGAAGGGTGTGGTTTTACCTTATACATCACCAATGGTGGCTCTCAGACTGTGAATTGGCCTGCTTCAGTTGATTGGCCCGGTGCGGTAGCGCCTACATTGACAGCAGCTGGTGTCGATAAGATCGTGTTTGAGACAGTCGATGGCGGGGTTATTTGGTACGGAAATATTTGCGGGCAGGCTTATGCGTAAAAATAACAGTAGCGGAGTAGTGGGGGTATCTTTTAAAAAGGACTCCCAAAAATGGGTTGCCATAATCGGCGGGAATCACCTAGGCTATTATAAGAGTTTTGATTTGGCTGCGGAGGCTAGAAAGAACGCAGAGGCTAACTATTCGCCAAGAAAGAACTCTGGGAGATTTACTAAAACTCACGACATGAGCGATACGCCAACTTACCACTCATGGGAGGCGATGGTTTCTCGCTGCACAAGAGAGGCCGACAATGGCTATTCATGCTATGGCGGGAGAGGTATTGCGATTTGTGAAAAGTGGGAATCATTTGCTGGATTCTTTGAGGATATGGGGAATCAGCCAGAGGGTATGCAGATAGATCGCATTGATACCAATGGTGATTACTCGCCGCAGAACTGCAAGTGGTCGACTCGATCTGAGCAAGCAAGGAATAGGCGCACAAGCAAACGCTGGTTTATACACGGAAAGGAATATGAAACTGCGAAAGAGGCTGGAGAGTCTGTCGGGAAAACTGAAAGCACAGCGATACGCTGG